CCCATTACCAACACTTGTACTCGGTTCCCGATTTAAACAATCGTTACTGATTGTATACTTACGCCCCATTTGAGACAGATTTGATATTGCGTGAGTGATCATGACCGTTTTCGTCACGTCTTACTTGGCACTGTCTCATTGCAAGTTATCCTTATCTTGCGCCCCTCTTCGCGCAGTGAGTCTGCCAAGAGGTGTTACTATTCTATTTATCCAGCGTCCTGCGCTATAGGATTTTCTCACTTCAAGTAACGGTTGTGGATGGTGCGGGATTCGAATCCGCGTTGCCGATAAGCTCCTCCTTTAATTACTAAAGGTAGACGACTCTCTCGTTCTGTTTAAAGGCTTTGCGCAATCCTCTTACTGAACCACCCATATATAGATTCTACACGTTAGCTTTCCCACTTATGTGGCTAACATCCTTTCCTCAACCCACTCTCCTCGAATCTATATGAATCGGGTTGACTAGAAGTCAACCTCCACCACTGACCTTTTAGCTTTCACAGCAATCCGGATCTCCCAGTGAGAGATCCTTTCACGATTTTCACGTACCTTTGTGTTCACTCCATTGCTTTTGACTTTGGTTTCGGGAACAAAGACTGTGTATCATGGTTGTCAGCACCATTGACCATTTATCTTTCTAAGCAGCGTCCCTCTGCGAACTTTACTTGAACTGTTTTATTTATTAGAAAGACTGGTCGCAAACACCACTGACCATTACGTAAGAAAGTATTCTTTCCATCTGAATACAACAGTTTCAATGAAACAGGCTGGCCTTGAACCAGCACACATGTTTTTGACAAACAGCACATGGTTCACACCATGATGTTTCTTACTTTTGGTTGTCAGCACCACTAACCATTAAAAGTGGAAAACACGTTTAAAAAACCTTTCTTCTTGTTCTTTAAACCATTTTCGTTCCTTTTCCCATTCTTCTCGATGCCAGTAATACGTATTTTTTCCTACGTTTATTTTAATTACATCAAAATGGCAGGTCGTCAGCACCTGTAGAGTCTGCAGTCACCGGAGTGTTGAGTGCAATTGCTTCATTTGCAGCTGCAACAAGCGGATCAACAGGCTTTTCGACATCAGCCTGTACAGGGCGCTCCAGAAGATCATTCTTCCAAAGCTTAATCTGAGACTCTTCTTTTGCAACATCCATAGACTCAATGAATATACCATTCTTCGAGACAGTGGTATAACCCTTCTTATCGTAAATCACCTTAAGACGTACATTCTTACTGTCACCAGCAAGACATGCCTTAGCCCAAGTAATCATTTCAATAAACGAAGCACCTTCAAAATCTCCATGACTACCCTTAACTGCATCTATAACTTGCAGAATACGACCAAACTGCTGATTATCACGACGCTGCAAATCCTCGTCGGTCTTAATCCACATATTCTTAGTATTCTTCCACTCAGTCATAGTTACTGTCTGACCTTCACTATTCTGAAATACAATTTCCAGGAAGTCAAGACCTTGAGGTGATTTATTAACATTTACTTCTTTCAGAGTGATATTCTCATTGATGCCTACAGGCATATACGAACTTGTAAATTCGCTATTATTTGTTGTTGCTGTTTTTGTACTATACATAATTTCTTCCTTTTAATTACTGATTCTTCGATTCTGAATTATTCGGGCTTATAAATACGATCCCAATAGGTTGTTATACTTCCGTCTTCATTTCCAGTGGCGATAACAACATCTTTACCTGCAATGTGTCTGGCACGAGCTTCCATAATAGTCCCGTCTCCTCCAGACTTGAAGCTAATGTGAGTTTCATTGTCTTTTCTGTAAACGTATCCGACTGCATCAGCCATTCCGCAAACGATTTTTCCAAGTTTTCCGACGAGGTCGATCTCTTTTGCGTTGACTTCTTGCCCGTCTTTATCGGTGAGACTATCTTTGACATGACCAACTAGAATGAATTCGTCACAAAGGTCCTTGAACATATCAATTACCTTCTTGACGGCATCTCTTAAATACTTGTAACCTGCTCCACGAGCGAGCGTAGTAACGTCGTCTCCTTTCCAGTTTTTGCCCAATTCGGTCTTTCTGTAAAGGGTGCAAGCATAAGACATACAAATATCTTCAAGACGTGTTGCATTATCTATTGTAATGTGTTTATAGAAATTATGCCCTACTTCAGCATTCTTAGCTCTAATGGCTTGAGCAATCTCTCCCAAATCATTGATAGTTCTAGCTTGTACAGCCATAGCATCAATGAACTGAGATCCACCCTCAAGATCTATAATCAAGTTATTGTCAAGTTGTGCAAGAGCACTCGTCTTACCCGCTTTAGGCAAGCCGTACAATACGAGATATTGAGGATTAGTAGAGATTGCTGGAATCTTTGATGTAGGTAATGTTAGACTCATAGGTTCTATTGTTTTTATTAAAGTAGATTAATGTTAATATTAGCTGCACCAGTAGTGTAGATATTAATAATAATCTTCTTCGTATTATCGGTAATACCGTTCAGGAACGACAAATTCGAGAAATCAGAATACTTATAGGTATCGAAACCAATCTGAATCTCATCGTCGTAGAACACGATCGGAGTACCATCACTAAGCGTGTACATCTTGCCAAGTATATAAGGAATAGTCTTATAGATCTTCTTGTTCTTCTTATAGTTGGCAAGGAAGTTTGCAGCCTTGATGAACTTGTCATCAGCCTTCAGATAGCTGCTGCTAAGAGGAATATACGTTGTACTATCAGAGTCATCGATATTAAACAGATAACTGTTCTTCTTCTTTATATCAGAAAGAATAATATTATCGATAATCTCAGAATAGTTGGGCTCATAACTAATATTATTAAAAGGAATAAACGTAGTAGTATTGTTCTTCTTAGTCGTAAACTTGTAAGTCTTTATCATATTCAGCCTGTATTTTAACGTTAATATTAGTCACCAGCTGCTGTACTTTCCTTTATATTGTTATACATCAAGTCATTCTCGAACTCAAGTATGCAGGGCTTTCCTGCGTCTCTATTCTTTAACATATGCATATAGATCTTATTCTGTGTAGGCAGATGATTCGGTCCATACTCTTGTATATTCAATATTTCAGGTCTGTGCATAACGAGAACATAGTCGCTCGCTTGAAAAATTGCATCTGATGACGATATGTCACTTCTCATAGGATAGTGACTCAACGGATTGTTGATACGTTCTGAAGACTCTATGTTTCTATTCATTTGTGCAATCTGAATGACTGTAGTAAGAGGGAGTTTCTTTGCTTGTATGAACACCCTTTCTAGTTCACTCGTTGTCTCAATTACACTTCCAACTTGTTTTGTTAATAATGCGTGATCGTACGTGATTACAAAATGTTTCCCAGTACCTTTTACATACTGGTTATAGAAAGCATATATAATTTGTTCTACCTGCATAGGAGTACATGGATTATCTACAAAATAGACAGGATACTCCTTTAGCTTGTTGGAAACACTGATGACTTTTCTGAAGGTCTCATCATCTAGGTCCGTTTCCGAACTATACAAGGCAGAAGTAGTCTTTCTCAGCTTATTTGAAAGAGCTCTTCCGACTTGCCTAAATCCAACCATCTCTAGTGAGAAGTTTAGAATAATTATGTCTTCAGTTGGATTCAAGTCAATTAAATCGAAAGTCATAGAATTTACAAACGACGACTTTCCACTTCCTGATATGCCAGCTATGGTATAAACGGTATTTGGTTCAATACCTCCCATACACTGCTTATTAAACTTACTCCATCTCGTCTTTAAAGACTGAATATCGTGACTTCTACGTCCTTCAATATAGTTTATAGCCTCTTGTGCTACAACTCGTATAGGTCTTATGACATTAGATAAGTTCTGTTCCATAAGAATTTACAGTTTTTGCTGTATCTTGCATTTCTTCCTCAATCGCTTCCCATTGTGAACGCGTTAACCAATTCCACATAGTCATCATATAACTCAAACTTCCTTCGCGCATTCGCTTGGATATCTCATAATCGAGACATTTGATTATATGTTCTGCCATAGCTGAACTTCTTCCACATTTAGTGTTAAAGAAATGACGACATTTGTTTACATTAGCTCGCAAATAGCATTTACTGCCATCTGTACGCATTACATACACTGGGTACATATCATAGAATAGATCAAAATAATCCTTCTCGTTAGCTACAGCTTGCTTAAGCTTATCTGTAGCTTGATATGTAATTGACTCACCGCTCTCTATCGTGGTTACTAGTTCTTGAGAAATTAAGTGTGATATATCTTCGTCGTTAATAAGGCTGACAACTTTGCGGACGTCTTGATATTTTGGTTGATTCTTATCCAATATCACACTTAGGAAAATTAACTGACTTGAGTTTAACTCTGGAAATTCATCCAAGAGTTTTGTGTTTACTTCAATAATCATAGCTTACTGACTCTTTGGTTCTCAAGTTGGTTACTAAAATAACTCTAGTTGCTGTTCAGTGAAGTCTGCAACTATTTTCTTTGCTTCACTGATATAGTAACGATAGTTAATCTTTCGATCTTCTATCGGTCGATCATCAAATTTATTCAGGATCGTTACTCCTGATTTTGTTAGCATATTTGCTTTTTCTCTTGTATCTTCTGGATCATACTTAAATAAATATTTTCCATCTGTACTTGCATAGAATCTGTTAATTCGTTGTATCTTCTGTTCTCCATGATACACTTCAAACTTCTTATCAACGGCTTGAGACATAAGAAAATCTCGTATATCTCTATCGTTTTTAATAAACGATTCAATAGATTCTCCTGTAACGAAGTAGTTTATCACAGCCTTTGGAATAACCACAGGCGAAAGTCCTTTGCCTAACTTTGTTTCAGTAATAAACATACCTTTTCGCTCTATCAGCTCAAAATCTTTCGATTCATAATATCCTCTCTTGACACCAAAGTAGTCATTGATAGCATATTGATAGAATGCTTCGTACTCATCAGTCTCGAATTCTAGACGCGTAAGTTTTTCAACTTCGGCAATAGCGTCTGAAATAGCCTGTTTAAGGCCCTTTTTAGCCCTGTAGACGACTCCATCTGTGTTGCACTGAATAATTTCACATCCGAGTGCTAAAAGCCTGTCTACGAGTAAAAGAAGTATTAACTGACCATTAATTCGTATTTTAAAGACATTGAAAGGATCGTACATCCAACTTACTTCCTGCTGCATTTTACCAGTAGGAGAATTGAGCACAATCTTCAGAAACATATTCTTTATAGTCTGACCTGTACGTTTTGCTTCTAACCTTTCGGTTTTCAATCCGGCAAATAGATCGCAAAATAGTTTTCCCAAATGACGAGGTCCTAATTGATGTTCAATCAGTAAGCTAGGGTACATTGACGCCACATCTGCGTGCCCTATAAACTCATCATCTTTTGGGAGGAATATTTTTGGTGTATGAATAGTATGAATACCTCCAACACCAATAGAATATACCACATTCGAGAGAACGAACTTCTTCTCGTAGCCTTTTCGCTCCTTAGAATACACTACCTGTTTCTTCATGTCTTCTAAGACGCTTTGTAACTTTGGATTTTTGTATGATATAAACGGCATTATAACATCCTTCAACGGAATATAATCCATTGGAGAACGCATTTCCTTTATTACATTTTTAGGAATACCTGATCTTTCGGAGTATTTCTCCAGCAAGAAGGTTTCTGCCATCTTAACAGAATCCATTGATAAACAATCGATTCCGTGTTCTTCTTGTATGAAGAGTCTGAGTTCTATGTCTTTCTTCAACCGGTTTAATAACTCTGTGGTTGATTCTACATCATTGATATTATAGTCAATCATATTGTCTATTTTGTCTACTGGTATAGGCTCTTCGAAATTTCCTTCGTATTCATAGACATTACGATAATGCATTGTTACCTGCATACTTTTAAGACCAACTCGTAGCTTTTGACTGAACATCATTGTCAATAAGTCCATAGATTGAAAATAATGTGCATACTTCCATTTCTTAAACCTATCAACATTCCCATCTTCTGCATTCACAATAGTTTGTGAAAGGTTAAACAAAGACAGACATATTCTCCAAAACGGAAGTTGATCCATTTTATAAAACATATCTATTATATAGTTTATAATAACATCATCGTAGTGATGATTGTTATATCCGCAGAACATTTTGTCTTTGGTGTCATAGTAAAAGAAATCAACCAGCTGTTTTAGCTGGTTGACTCTTTCACTAATTTCAAACTTATATAATTCATTAGTCTCTGTGTTCTTACAAACGCAATGGAAGCAGTTGGGAAATACTTCTATGTCGTATGTAACGACTGTAGCATTGCGTATAATCATGACTCAAAGGTTCTAAAGATTAATTGTATACGCCGGAGAATCGAACTCCTCTTTGTTTCATTTACAAAGAACCATCCTAACGTTAATATCACTGAATAGTCTTAAATAAATAAGTCTTTACACATTTGTTACTCACTTTATATCAGGTGAGCAGCCGTGACAGCTCTATTCTATTAACTCTGGTAGCGTATTTCTTATTTATGCTGCTTTACGCATCATCATAAGATTTGTTGGAAGAAATATCCTTCCTTTTTGTTGTTTATGATCCTTTAAATTAGTAGACACAAGATTCATATGTTTTGCATGAATAGTATCTGTAATTTTCTGGACCTTTTTTAGTAGCTTAGAATCTTTGGGAAGATTGTTGACGTTGTGTCCTTCTCCATTGATGTCTTTTATAACAGCCACTTCTTTTTCTTCGAACTTCCCATCAGCCGTCTTAAAACGACCAACAAGATGTAGTTTGTCATACACTGAGACAACAAAGTCCCGTATACGTTCTTCTGCTATATCGCGTTCTGCATTCCACTTTGTCAGATCTTCCTGTTTGAACAGGTCGTTATCTAACACAGGCTTAGGATGCTTACTATCCCATTTAGTCAACTTGTATTGTACAAGCTTCTCCCAATACTCGTGTTGAGTCATTTTCTTGGGATCTTCGTGGAAATATTCAGATTTCTTCTGAATAAGCTTTCGCTCTGTATACCAACCTTTCTCTTTTGAGAACGTTGATACCCACTTCCATTTCTTATAGCTGTGGTGCAGACGTTTTGGCTGAGGATTCTTCTTCAATTTGAAGTCTGAATACTCATTACCGTTATCGCCTCCCATGCCTTTTTTCAAGTTATTAACGCCATTATTGACGTTCCTGGATGCGATTATAGCACGCTTTTTCTTACGTAATTTTACCTCACGTAGCTTACTCTTTGATAGTGTCATAGCTTACCTCCTTTCATGCTGCCTTTTTAAGCCCCGTAGAGGCCTTTTTGGAGCCCGTAGAGCGCTTATTTTTCTGTAGGTGAATAATATTAGCCTTGCGGTTTTTCTTGGCTTTAGCGAGGCGTTCTCGCTTTGCTATGAAGGCTGCTTTTTTGCTACGCTTCTTACGATTTGTATTCTGTGATACGTTGGTAAACTTACGACGCTCCTTAGCGGCCTTCTTCGCTTCAGGAGTGTTATTACTTGGCTTCTTCTCCTGTTTAGGCTTAGTCGGCTTAGGTTTTATCTCATAAGGATGAATCGTAGCCCATCCGTTGAGTATTTCGCGAAGTTTGTCGAGTATATCCTTTCCTCCTTCTATGAGAGCCCATCCAGAAGTAAGCAGTTTGTATTCAATCTTTGAATTCTTAATCGCTTCTGTGGCTAAGAATTCGAATGAAGTACCGTGCTTCTTTCCTTTCTCGTCTGTGACATACTTCTGTCCAGACTTAAAAAGTACATGAATGCTATACTTTTTAGGAGCTTTGATATCGATCAGCAGTTGCTCAATCAATTTCTTAGTCTCCTCTTCTGAAATCTTCTGACGCTTACAACGGCGCTTTAGCGCATTAACGCGGCGATTGATATACTCCTGTTCGCCGGCTTCTTTCTTTTTCTTAGCGTCGGCGATATCCTTGACCTTGCCTGTAGGCACGTTTGTCTTTTCTATTACGAAAATCTTTTTCTTATCTTGCTTTGGGGTCTTACCATTATCGGTAGTTGCCACCTTGAAATTCTTACGACTCATTTTGATAATGTTTAAAGTTAATATTATGCTACAAGTTTGTAGCGGATTAGTCCAGTAGCTTCAGGATCCCATTCGTAGCGTAAGCCACGCATATTGAATCCTACAGCCTTTCGAGCAGGCATCGCAATCTTCTTTGCATGTATAACCTTTTTGTCGTTGTTAGTTGCTTTTGGTGTAACAACAATCTCTGTGTGATTCACATTAAAGCGCTGTTTCATTTCGGTTCTTGTAAATGTAGTACGTTTACGGTAAACTTTTACTTTAACATACTTCTGCTTTTCAGCATCCCACACACGCTTTACTCTATATGGACACGAGGTTTTAGCTCGACGTTCTTTTCTTTCTTTTTCACCTTCGAAGAACAAAGTCTTCTTTAAGGTGGATAAATTCTCTTTTGCCATTTTGATAATAGTTTAGAGGGTTTGACATATTTTTGGGAAAATACATTTGTTGGGTCACACGGATTCGAACCATGACTAAGGGAACCAAAATCCCTTGTGCCGCCATTACACCATAACCCAGAGTTTGCTT